CAGAGCCTTTACAAGAAGCAGAAGTTCCTGTACAAATACCTCAACAACAGTCTCAACCTAGAGTAGATGCCAAAGCGTCCGATTGGGCATCAGAAAATTCTTGGTTTGGTGATGATGATGAGATGACAGCTTATGCTATGGGGGTACACAGTAAACTTGTTAAACAAGGTGTAGACCCACTAAGCGATGAATACTACGAGAATATTAACGCTCGTATGCGGAATACCTTCCCCGAAGAGTTTGGAGAAGATGAAGAAGAGCCAGAGGCTAGGACAAGTAAGCGAAAGTCAAATGTGGTTGCCCCCGCGACGCGGAGCACAGCACCCAAAAAGGTGCGATTAACGCAAACACAGGTAGCTATTGCTAAGAAACTTGGAGTACCACTGGAACTATACGCCAAAAAGGTTGCTGAAGAGATGAGGAAAATATAATGGCTGAGAACAGATTAAACCGTGAACTTGAAACTCGTGAAAAAACGACTCGTAAAAAATCTTGGAATAGGCCAGAAGTACTACCTTCCCCTACTCCAGAAGAAGGATACGCGTTCCGCTGGATACGAGTAGCTATGCAGGGAACTGTTGATGCTACGAATGTTTCTTCTAAACTTCGTGAAGGATGGGAGCCAGTAAAGGCTACAGATCATCCAGAAATTACACTAGTCACAATCGAGAACGAACGATTTAAGGACAATGTAATTATTGGTGGACTGATGCTTTGTAAAGCCCCCGTCGAACTAGTTGCAGAACGTACTGAGCACTTTGAGGGACAAACTAGAACTCAAATGGATTCAGTCGATAACAACTTGATGCGGGAGAATGATGCCCGTATGCCGCTATTTAATGAGCGGAAAACGAAAGTTACCTTTGGTAAGGGAACTTAACTTAATTTTTATAGGATAGATATTATGTCTTCTACAAGTGCAGGATACGGGCTAGTTCCCGTAAGACGGCAGGACGGCACCCCTTATACGGGCGCTCAAGAGTCGTACTTGTTCGATCCCGCTGGGGTCGCACAAAATGTCGGGTATGGTTCTGTTGTTGAACTACACACTGACGGTTTTGTTAACATTGCTGCTGGTACAGGTGCAGACGCAGGTGCTAACAATCTAGGTGGAAACACTATTGGCGCTATCGGCGTATTTGTTGGGTGCGAGTATATTAATGCTCAAGGGCAATTGATCTTTGGTCAGTACTACCCCTCTGGTACATTAAATGCTACTGCTTATGTTGTAACTGATCCAAATGTATTGTTTCAAGCACAAGCAAACGGCGCGGTAACTCAAACGGATCTAGGTCACAACTGTGATTTTCCAGCCGCACAGCACGTTACAACTTCTGTAAACACTACTACTGGTAAGTCAACTATGCAGGTTAACGCTACTACTGCTACTGCCACTAAGTCGTTTAAGGTTGTTGGATTCGTAACTAAAACTGGGTCAGAAATCGGCGATGCTTATACCGACGTTCTGGTTAAAATTAACCTTCCGTACCATCAGTATGGTACTGGCATTGTGTCTAACTAAGGAGCTGACTAATGGCTATTTCAAGAGCGCAACTATTAAAAGAGTTACTCCCCGGATTAAACGCATTGTTCGGTTTAGAGTACGCAAAGTATGGCGAAGAGCATAAAGAGATTTTTGAAAACGAAACCTCTGATCGTTCTTTTGAAGAAGAAACTAAGTTGTCCGGCTTCGGTTCGGCTCCAACTAAGTCAGAAGGCTCCGCTATTGAGTATGATAATGCTCAAGAAGCCTTCACCGCACGCTACACGCACGAAACTGTTGCTATGGGTTTTGCAATCACTGAAGAAGCGATTGAAGACAACTTGTATGACTCTCTGTCATCTCGTTACACCAAAGCACTAGCTCGCGCTATGGCATACACTAAGCAAGTAAAAGCTGCTACCATCTTGAACAACGCGTTCGCTGCTGGTACTACTTACGGTGATGGAGTTTCTCTATGTAACACTTCTCACCCACTTGTTTCTGGTGGTGTTAACTCTAATACTCCAGCAGTTGCTTCGGATCTTAACGAGACTTCTTTAGAAGCCGCTATTATCCAGATCGGCGGATGGACTGACGAGCGTGGCCTAAAGATTGCAGCACAGCCTAAGAAACTCATCATCCCAACAAACTTGCAATTCGTTGCAACTCGTTTGCTTGAGACTGAGGGACGTGTGTCTACTGCTGATAACGATCTAAACGCCATTCGTAGCAATGGTTCAATTCCCGGCGGATATGCAGTCAATCATTACCTGACTGACACTGATGCTTGGTTCCTTATGACTGACGTTCCTAACGGTCTAAAGCACTTTACCCGTTCAGCAATGGCTACATCTATGGATGCAGACTTTGACACTGGTAACAGCCGCTATAAAGCCCGTGAGCGTTATTCGTTCGGTGTTTCTGATCCATTGGGTATCTTTGGTTCAGCAGGCGCGTAACAAGTAATAACGTGTTTGACTAAGGGGGCTTCGGCCCCCTTTTTTATGTTTGACATAAAGTACTGTATAGTGATAGATTACTGTATATCGGGAAACAATCCGGTGAATCTGACAGACCCGACTGACGACATGTAGACAGATTTGCCTTAACTCACATGTGAGAACTCTATAATGGCTAATACAACTTTTAACGGCCCAGTCCGTTCACAAAATGGTTTTGAAGATATTTCAGTAGCTTCAGGCACTGGAATACAAACTACTAACTCTACTTATGGCAACAACGCTTCTATTGGCGGAACCCTTAAAGCTAAACGCTCTGTAGTAAAGACTTGGGAAGCCACAGCAGCAGTCTCAGATACTTTATCTATCGCTGATTCCGGTGCTATTGTTCTAATTCACGGAACCCTAGATAATGTTATTACTTTACCTGCTTCAGCTACTGCAACAGAAGGCGCGTATTTTGACTTCTTAGTAACTACCGCTGTAGGTTCTGGTAAAACAACGACTATTGCTATCCCTGCTTCAACAGGCAGTACTTTCTTGGCTCAAACGCAACTAGCAGCAGGTACTGCGGCTAACCCCGTTATTACAAACTCAGGTGATACGTTTACCTTTGTAGCTGGTTCAGGAATAGGGTCTAGGTGCCGTATTACTTGTATAACTGCGGTAACTAGTGGTAAGCAAGTATGGATGGCAACCTCTGTAGGCACGCCTATTTCCACAGTAGGTTAATTAAGGAGTAAGTTATGTCTTCTGATGTCCAATCGACATTTATAACCGCCGCCGCCGCAGATACTAATGGACTTTCTGTCGCTGCGGCAGTAGGTAATAACGCCGCGCTAGTGTTGGGCGGTGCTTTAGCTTCTGGTGGCGCTATTGTCTTTGACCAACCTAGGAATATAACTATTCTTAGCGCAGGTAATGATGCGGCTAAGTCTTTTACGGTAGTTGGTACAGATGAAACAGCTACAGCAGTTACAGAGTCTATAACTGGCGCTAACGCAGGTACTGCTACTGGAACTACACACTTCGCTACTATAGCCTCTATTACTGCGGTAGGTAATCCTGCGGGTAATGTAAGCGCAGGATCAGGCACATCTATTGCTGCTCCTATGTTTAGAGGCCGCATGAGACTAAAAGGTATTTACTGTGTTAATACAGGCACCGCAGGTACTACTACTTTCCGTGAGGAATCTGATAGCGGTGAGATACGTATGCAGTTTAACACGGTAGGTAGCGCAGACACCGCAGAGTATCCTGACATACCTGATGACGGTTTGTTATTTAGAGGTGGAGGTTATGTCCTATACACCCAGACGCAGCTATCTTCTATAACTGTGTTCTATGCGTAAATACTATAAAAAAGGCGGCGGAGTGGGCATGAAAGGTATGTCCATTGGTAGTGGCGATAAACGTCCTACCAAGTCTGGCGCAGGTATGACTGCTAAAGGTGTAGCTAAGTACAAACGTAATAACCCCGGAAGCAAGCTAAAGACGGCAGTTACCGAGGATAAACCAACTGGTAAGCGAGCGGGTAGGCGTAAATCCTACTGCGCTCGTTCTGCCGGACAAATGAAAAAGTTTCCTAAAGCGGCTAAAGACCCTAATTCAAGGTTGCGGCAAGCTAGGAAACGATGGAAATGTTAGGAGAATAACATGGGACTTCGTCCAACAGGAACTAAGGACTTAACAGAGTATGGCAAGCAACTCAAAAATAAAAAAACTAAAGGTGCCCCTAAAGTACCAACGGAAACAGAGTTTAATAAGCTAACTCCTAAACAACAGGAGGCGCGTAGAAGAGCCGCTAGTTTAAACAACATAACCCTCAGTCCCGAAGAAAAAGCTGCTAAGAAAGATATGGAGAATAAAGTGAAAAAACCAATGAAAAAAATGAATATGGGTGGCATGACTGCCCCTATGATGGGTGATCTTAAGTCTAAGAAACCTATGATGCCACCTAAGCGTAAACCTGCGCCTAGACCTATTGTTGATCCTATGGCTAAAGCTCCTGACCCTAGAATGAAAGACCCTAGAGCAAAAAGAGGCGCTATGCCTATGATGCAAGCAGGTGGCGATGTACCTGCATATAAGGCGGGTAGTAAGGTTCGTGGCTACGGCAAAGCTCGCGGCGGTAAAGCCTGCAAGATGCGATAATGCGTAGGTATTATAAGTCTGGCGGAAAGATATGTTCCAAGGGTAAATCGTGGGCTAAACGAACCTTTGATACATACCCTTCCGCGTACGCGAACATGGCAGCTTCAAAGTACTGCAAAGATCCCAACTATGCTAAGGGATCAAAAGGTAAGAAGTAATGGGCGACCTTAAAGATTGGGTAAATCAAGACTGGGTTAGAATTGGTACAGACGGTAAGATTAAAGGTAAATGTGGAACGTCTAAAGACAAAAAGAACCCAGATAGATGTCTACCTAGAAGCAAAGCACAATCACTTAGTAAAGGTGAAAGAGCAGCTACAGCTAAGAAAAAGAAACGTGCGGGATCAAAAGGAGAGACTGTAGTGAAGAATACAAAACCTGCCACTGTTAAGTTACGTAAGGGTGGCCTTGCTAGAGGTAAGCGGTCTATAGCTACAGGCTGTGGACAAGTAATGGAAAACAGACGAAAGAAAACACTTTACGTTTAAGGACATAAATTATGAAGGGTGTAAAACATTACAAAAGAGACGGTACTGAACATCAAGGTTCTAGCCACAAGATGGCTGACGGTACCCTACACACTAATAAGTCTCACACTAAGACAAGCGTAAAGCTATTTCACTTAAAAGATTTGTCAGTCAGAGCTAAAGCTAAGGCTAAAGGAAAGACTGTTAAGAAAAATCGGAGTAAGTAACAATGGCTACATCAAATACTACTGCGTTTGATATGGAGTTTACAGAGATCGCAGAAGAAGCGTTTGAACGCGCAGGCCGAGAAATGCGTTCTGGATACGATCTACGCACTGCTCGACGATCTATGAACCTACTTACTATAGAGTGGCAGAACCGTGGCATTAACATGTGGACGGTAGACAGCGGCACTATTGATCTAGTCAAAGGCCAGACTACTCCCTACGACCTTCCCGCCGACACCATAGATTTATTAGAACATCAAATACGCACAGGTAGTGGAAACACAGCCACTCAGTCCGATCTCACTATAAGTCGTATTAGTGTAAGTACGTACGCGTCTATCCCTAACAAGTTAACACAAGGAAGACCCATACAGCTTTATATAGAGCGTCTACGAGACGTACCTAAAGTTAACGTGTGGCCGATACCAGATAGTAATGACTACAAACTGTACTACTGGCGTATGCGCCGTATAGAAGACGCAGGTAGTGGTGTACAAACAGCCGATATGAACTTCAGGTTCTTCCCTTGCCTAGTAGCAGGACTAGCTTATTATATTGCTATGAAACTACCTGAAATGATAGATCGCGTACCCATGTTAAAAGCTGTATATGATGAGCAGTTTGAACTTGCAGCAGGGGAAGACAGAGAAAAGACTTCTGCTAGGTTTGTACCGCGCATTGGATACGTGTAATGAGTAATAGGTTTGCTTCTAACAAGATAGCGATAGCAGATTGTGATATTTGTGGTTTTCAGTATAAACTACGAGAATTAAAAGATTTAATCGTAAAAGGTACAAATACACATTTAAAAGCGTGTAAAGAATGCTGGAATGCTGACCACCCACAGTTAAAGTTAGGTGAGTTTCCAGTAGATGACCCCCAAGCAATACGTGATCCTAGGCCAGATAGGAGTTTAGGAGAATCAGGGGGCAGTAGTAGTAGAGATATTTATTGGGGTTGGAACCCTGTAGGTGGCGGTAATAGCCCCTATGATCTGACTCCTAACACCCTACAAGCCGTCGGCAGTGTAGGACAAGTAACAGTAACGACTACGTAGGAGATACATTATGGCCCTTAAAGGTAAGCAGTCTAAGATGGACAAAAACAAAGATGGCAAGATTTCTGGTGCTGACTTCAAGATGATGAATGTTGGCGGTAAAGTTAAAAAAGGCTATTCTAAAGGCGGCAAGGTCAAGATACGCGGTACTGGCGCAGCTACTAAAGGGTTGTACGCTAGAGGGCCAATGGGCTAATACATGAACTATACTGAACTAAAAGCTAATATCCAAGACATCTGCGAGAATACGTTCACGGCAGATCAACTTGCTATGTTTACAAAACAAGCAGAGCAGAAGATATATAGTTCGGTTCAGCTACCTGCACTTCGTAAAGTAGATGACGGGCCATTGGCAAATGGAACTAAACTGTTAAGCCTGCCTACTGACTTCTTATACACCTATAGTATAGCTGTCATTGCTAGCGATGGTACGTACTCGTTCTTGCTAAACAAGGATGGTAACTTCTTACGTGAGGCGTACCCTATTGATTCCGCTGCTACTAAAGGGCTTCCTAAGTTTTATTCTTACCAAGGACTAGCATCTAACGGCGTTGCAACTCAATTAGAACTAGCTCCAACTCCTGACTCTAACTACGTAATTGAGCACACCTATGGGTATTATCCTGAGTCTATAGTAACCGCAGCTACTAGTTGGTTGGGCACACACTTTGATTCTGCGTTGTTAAATGGCGCTCTAATAGAAGCTATACGCTTTATGAAAGGTGAGCAGGACATTATAGCCAACTACGAGAAGCTATTTATACTGTCTATAGGATTATTAAAGAACCTAGGTGATGGTAAACTACGTCAAGATACATACCGTTCTGGGCAGTATAGAACCCCAGTCAGTTAAGGAACTATTAGATGTCAATAGCACAAACAATGTGTACTTCGTTTAAAGTTGCTCTTCTAGATGGAGAGATGGACTTTAGTAGTAACACAAACCAAACATTCAAGATTGCGTTGTTTACATCTGACGCAACTCTAGACGCAACTACGCTCGCCTACGCTGTTACTAACGAAGCATCAGGCGCAGGATACACTGCGGGTGGAGAAACGCTTACTATAGCTACTAACTCTACATCTACAGATACCACTGCATATATTAACTTTTCTACGGTATCATGGAATAATTCTAGTATTACTGCTCGTGGAGCACTTATATATAGATCGTCAGGTACTGGCAATAACGCCATAGCGGTGTTAGATTTTGGTTTAAACAAGACAACCGCTAACGCAAAGTTTGAAATAACATTCCCTGCGGCAGATAAAAATACCGCTATCATACGGATAGCTTGAGGCTAAATAAATGGCAACGCAATATACTTCAGTTTTAAAACTAGCCCTACCTACACAGGGAGAACTTAGTGGTGCGTGGGGTAATGTAGTAAACGACAACATAACCTCCATGATAGAGCAGGCCATAGCCGGACTAGCGGTGATAAACACATGGTCAAGTAATTCGCATACCCTGACCTCCGCCAATGGTGTTACGTCTGAGTCTCGCTGTGCAATGCTATCTCTAGTAAATGCTGGTAGCGCCCCTTCCGCAGCCGCATCCGTAATTTGCCCTGCACTCGCTAAAACGTATATTGTTAAGAATGGTTCTGGGCAAGCGGCTACGCTAAAAACATCAAGTGGGACGGGCATCGCCGTGCCTAACGGTAAGTCTATGTTGTTGTTCTGTGACGGAACTAACGTAGTTGAAGCAGTAGACCACGTAGTAACCATGTCCGCAGGTACACTGACTATTACTGGACTTACTACTTTTGCATCTTTAAAAGGCGCTGACTCAACAACAGTCACGGGCATCCTTGATGAAGATAATATGGCCTCTAACAGCGCCGTTAAATTAGCTACTCAACAGTCAATCAAAGCGTATGTAGACTCGCAGGTAGACACTGTTGACTCCTTAGCAGAAGTCCTAGCACAGGGTAATACTTCTGGCGGCACAGATATTGCAGTATCTACCGACGATAAAGTCCAATTCCGTGATGCCGCAATACACATTAGCTCTAGCGCTGATGGGCAGCTTGATATTGTTGCAGATACAGAAATACAGATCGCTGCTACTACTGTTGATATTAATGGCGCTGTGGCACTTAACGGTGCGATTACAGGTGCTACTAACATCACATTAAGTGGTGAGCTTGATGCAGCTACAGGTGACTTCTCAGGTGCAGTAGATATAGATGGCGCTCTAGACGTTGCAGGAACTACAAACCTAGATGTCGTGGACATTGATGGCGCTGTAGATATGGCCTCTACGTTGACCCTAGCGGGCAATGCAGACTTTAACGGCGATCTAGATGTAGACGGTACAATAGAGTTTGATGCTCTATCTGGCACAGGCTCCGTAACGGTCACAGACATCCTTGACGAAGACAACATGGCTTCTAACAGTGCTA